CTAGCCCTCATATAGCCGAGCAGGCAGAGACACTAATAAAGCTTAGGGGCGAGGGATACGAAGCTACCTTTGCTGTTGGTTTTGACGAAGCAAAAGCCACAATTGACAGCTATCTAAGACCGTGTGATTATAAGTGCAAAGAGGAAGAAACAAAATACTAGCCGTGAATAGTTTTTAGTTATAGTCCTTTTTTAGTAGAAAGTTACCAGTAATGTATGGTATAATTTTCCCTAGAAAGGACTAAAAAGCTTGATGAATGAACCAAACATGCATCATGGTGAACAGCGCAAGGTGTTAGCTATTCACCAGCCAGACTTTATCCCGTATTCAGGGTTTTTCTACAAGATAGACAAATGTGACCGCTTCCTCATCGCTGACTACCTTAAGTTCAGCAAACACGGCTATAACCGTAGAGCGACCATCCATGGAAAATGGTGTAATGAAGCCGTAATAGCCTTGTCTAAGTCTGATAAGAAGTTGATTAGAGATATCGAGGTGGACGTCGAAGAGACCAGGCGACGCCTTGTCGACGCCGTCGACAATGATTTACGTCGAGCTCCCCACTACGACAAGGTGATGAGCCTAATCGACCTCGTTTGTTTTGATAAAGGTTTGGACAATATTGCCCCTCTTACTAAATTGAACTTAGCGTTTATTACCAGCATCTGTGACCTTGTCGGCATAGACTCGAGTAAAATTGATACTTATTCTGGCGTCCCCATAGGTAAAAAAGCCGACGGCATTGTTGAAATTATGCAAAAGCAGTACCCAGGTTACACCTACCTCTCTGGAGTAGGTGGAGCTAACTATATTACCGATGAGTTTGATAAAGCAGGCATCCCGCTAGTCTACAGTCTCCATGAGCCGCTTTATTCAGATAGCATCTTAACTGTAATTGCTTATGAGCCGTGCCCACTTGATATTATCAGAAGAGAAAGGAGAAAATAGTGAGCGAAGTAAATAGTGCCATCGTCGTCGGCGAAGCGACGATGAACGTAGACGAGCTAAAGCCAGCCGTCTACAATCCTCGTAAAATTACGGGGCAACAGTTTAAGTTTTTGAAGCAAAGCATTAAGGAAAACGGCATCCTATCACCATTGATAGTCAACCGCCGAACAGGCAACACCGTTGTCTCTGGTCACCAACGTCTTAAGGCGGCTCAAGAGCTAGGTATCAAGGAAGTCCCCGTCAAAATCATCGATGTGGACGAGGCTAAGGAAAAAGTCCTTAACTTGGGCTTGAATAAAATTGGCGGAGCTTTTGACACACCCAAGCTTGAAGACGTGATGAAAGGCTTGCTCGACCTGCCCGACCTCAACCTACAGGAAACTGGCTTTACCTCCCAAGAAATCGACAAAATGCTGATAGCTAAAGACGACGATGATGAGGAGGGCGAGTACCCGATTACCCCCTACTTTGGCGAAAAGTATAACTACGCCTTAATCTTGACCAAGAACGAGATTGATTGGACTTGGCTATGCAATGCCCTGGAGCTGAGGCAAGAGAAGTCGTACAAGTCTTCCTCTGTCGGTATAGGACATGCGATTGACTTTGAAAGGTTCAAGAAACTATGGCAAGCCAAGAACTCGTAAAAATAGTTATTCCAAGCTACCATCGTGCTGACCGTTGCAAGGCACTAGCCATCCCCAATTCCGTCGTCTGTGTCCCCGAGTCAGAGGCTAAGGCTTACGCCGACAACTACGGAGCGGACAGAGTGGTCGCCCACCCTGACTCCGTTTTAGGTATTGTAGCCAAGCGACTGTGGATTATGGAGAAATACCCCAACGTTTTCATGATGGACGATGAGTACGACCATCTAGTCCGTTTATACCTCCCCCCAGGAAGTGACCAGAGCGTTCACCTGACTCCAGAGGAGACCTATGACGTTATCCAGTCAACAGCCTACCTCGCCAGAGAGATGGGTGTTCACCTGTTCGGCTTTTCAACGATACCCAACCCGACCTATTACTCACCATTCAAGCCGTTTAGACTAGTTGCAGGAAAGTCGTACATGGTTTTTTGGGGCATAGGCATCTTAGAGGGGCACAAGATATTCATTCCCAAGGACATGTCTGTTGGAGATGATACCTTTATGAACTTGGCTAACGCCTACTATCACAGAATTCACTTGCAAGACTTGCGCTACATAGTCCCCCGTAACCAAGATGATAAAGCTGGGCTAAACTCCAAGTACTATCGCCGGGAAGACCATACGAAAGCTAACGAAATCCTCCGTAAGTACTTTGCCAAGAATTACAAAGTGGTCGAGAAGCGGGACGGGACGTACACCTTTGACATTAAAATCGACTTGTAGCCTATTTCAGGCAAAAGTTCCAAGAAAGATTGAACCTGTGGAAAACCAACGTATCGCTTTGTAGTAATATAGAACCAGAACCTATGAAAGAATTAGTTAAGTGTGTCATACCAAGCTATAAGAGGGCTGAAAATGTCTCAACTTTGAACGTCGTAGAGCATTGTGCGCTTGTAGTGAGGGAAAACGAGGAAAAAGCCTACAGGAAACATAATCCAGATGTGGAGATTATCGTTATTCCAGATGGCGAAATTAAGAACGGCATTGCCGATACCAGGGAGTGGATAATGCGCCACGTCAACAGGGGTAATGTATTTATGCTAGATGATGATATAAGCTCGTTTAGGAAAGCCATGCTGCCGCCCAGCTACTCCAAGATGGCGATGCGGGAAGACATTGATATGACTACGACTCTATCCCCGACGGCTGTTTATGACATAATCCAGGTCGATGCTCAGCTGTGCAAAGAGCTGGGGCTATATCTGTTCGGCTTTAGCCCGCTACACAATATTAGAGACTCTGCCCCTCAGCGTCCCTACAAGCTCAATGCTATTTTTTCAGGAGGGGCGTTTGGTGTGCTCAGAGGTGAGCCTGGTTGTAAGATTTCCCTGCCCTATCATGAGCCTGGTGTCGCTTTATGTGAAGACTACTACATAGCTCTAATCAACGCCTATTACCACAGGTGTAGCTTGATAGATTTCAGGTACAACGAGCACTCGACAACTTACAGGAATACAGGAGGGCTATCTCAATACAGGACGGACGACGGTGAGAAGCAAGCGTTCATGTATTTGCGGAAGAAATTCGGCAAAGCGATAGCTCGTAAAAAGTCGAGCCCCACCAACAATGGCGGTACGGTCAGATACGCCAGTCCCTGGGGGCGG